ATTCTGTTAAATTCCGTATCCCACGCGTGGTTGATCACCTTGAAAGCTTGCTTCAGACCCGGGGTGAGCACATCAGTGTCCTCTATGGCTGGAACCATTCCAAATGCACTTTAATGCACACCGACACCGGCTATTATGTAGTAGAGGGCTCAGGTAATTTTACAGAGAACGCCCAGCACGAACAGTATCTTTTCTATAACCACCCGGATGCATTTGCATTTCGCAAACAGAACGTTTATGGAGTTTTCACCTGAACAACTTGAAGAGCTTGAGAATCTTGCCGGTATTAATTATACCATCAGGCAAATAGCATTATACTTTAACGTGGACTATAAATTGTTGTTGAGCTTTTATTCAGATGAGGCCTCATGGTTCCGGTATCATTTCGACCGTGGCCGTCTGCTCACACAGGCTAAGGTTGATATGTCCACTGTTCAGAGTGCCCAGGGGGGCAACATTTCAGCCCAGCAGATCTTCGCAAAACGGCGAAAAGAGCAAGAGTACACAACCCTAAAAGAACAACTATTTGGCCGACATCAGTAAATATCACCCGGAGGATCTTCGCCAGTATATAAACACCGGCCAGTCCGGTCAATTACCTGCCGAGCTTGTTGAGTACCTGGACATCCTGGAGTTGTGCCGCTCCATGTTTTCCAAGTACCACGAAAGGGAGTTTATAGTCAAAACCCTGATGGCACCGACCTATAATCTCAGCCGCTACCTGGCCAACCGCCTGGTGACAGATATGATGAACTTCTTTTATGCTAATAATGAGGTAAAACAAGAGGTCTGGCAGGAAATTTATGCCCAGCGTTTCGATAAACTGGCCGAGTTGGCACTTTTCGGTAAAGATGATATTGACATGGCCCGGGTTTGCTGGGCTGAAGCGGCCAAAGCCCGTGACATATATAAGCCCAAGCCCAAAGAGATCCCCGCCGAATTCTACCAAAAGAAAGTCATCATCTACTCTTCCGATCCTGAGATGTTCGGTGTTGAAAAAGCGAACCGGGTTGAGCTGGCACGCATGATTGACGAAATGCCAGACATCAGCACTACCGACCGTAATCGGCTAAAGAGGCACTCAGGTGTAATAACTCTTAACATACCCGAAGACCTCGAAGAGGCAAAATACTCCACCGAGGATGAAACGCCTAAGAATTAACGAATCTGATTATGAGTTGCGCTACAATAACTGGGTAGCTCAGCTCGTGGATATGGTTCGTCCCAAGAACCTGTATTTCGTCGGTGGTCGTGGTACAGCTAAGTCCACCGACATTCAAGCCAGACGCATCCAGGATGTATGCTACGATCTGCCCAGGGCCTCCTTTTCTCTGGTTGCTGATACGTATGTGAACCTTCTTACCAACATCATCCCTGCTATCACCACCGCCTGGCGTGAACGCTATGGCTGGTTCGAGTTCGAGAGTACCCACATGCTTGGTCATTACGTGATAGGTGAGCCACCACCATCACAGGTTCAATGGCAGCGACCTTATACTGATACACGCGAATACAAACGCACCATCACGACATATCTGGGGAACAAAATATTCATGCTCTCCCTTGACCGGGGTTCCATCAGCGCAGGTATCTCGGTTGTCCATCATTTCATTGATGAGGCCAAGTTCGATGATCCCAGGAAGATAAAGAAGATGTTTCCCACACTAAGAGGAGACAAAATTCAGTTTGGTCACAGCCACTACTTCATGGGGCAAACCGTAACCACCGACATGCCCAATCCCCATAATGGAGAGTTCGATTGGATCCTCGATCTTGAAAAAGAGATGAACCCTAAACAGATCATCCTTATCCTCCAAACTGCTTTCGTTGTTAACGACATCATTAAGGAATATCTCAATGCAGAAGCCTCCGGCGATGGAGAGAAGCTCCGCAGAGTTTCGGCTAATCTTGAACGCTGGACGGAGCGACTGCTCAAGGTCCGCCGTGGTTCTACCCTTTTCTTTGTTGTAAGTTCTCTGGCTAACATTGATGTGCTCACCATCGAGTATCTTCAGAATCTCTTAGCCACACTTGGTTGGGATGAATTCAAGGTTGCAGTTCTAAGTATGAAAGCCACCGTCACCAAGGGGCAGCGCTTCTATCCGAATCTGGGTGAAGAGCACTTCTACAAGGATGGGTATAATTACGAATACTATGATCGGTTTGGATTTAAAGACAACATCTCACAGACCTCTGCCGGTCTGAAATATGTGAACCCCTCCCTCCCACTTGAGCTTGGATACGATGCTGGCAACATGCACTGCCTGATCATTGGGCAGGATCATGGTTCCACCTATTATATCGTGAAAGATATGTATGTGCTGACACCGGAATGGATACGCGAATTGGCCGACGAGTTCGTGCGATTCTTCGCCCCACACACTCACAAAGTACTTTACCTGTACCATGATCGTGCTGCCAATAATTACGAGAAGGCCAAAGAAGACTTCGCCGGCAAGTTGAAGCAAAGCATAGAGTATGATGCTTCAGGCCATCCTACGGGCTGGAGTGCAACGCTCATGAACCGCAAACAGCGTAACATTACAAGCTCTGAAGAATATGACCTGATGATCGAGATGATGTCAGGACGTAACCAGCATCTGCCCAAGCTGCTGATTGATTTGTACGAATGCCCAAGGCTCCGCAGCTCGCTGCAGTTAGCTCCAATGGAGAAAGACTCCAAAGGCAATATCAAGAAAGTCAAGAAATCGGAGAAGCTGCCACTTCTCAGACTCCCTATGGAAAGCACCAATCCGAGCGACGCCTTTAAGTATTTGATGTGCCGCCCCAAATGGTTGGCTATTGTCAAAGGCCGCAGACAAGTAACAGTTGGTAGCGTGAAAGTCCGTGGATAGTAATACGTCTATTGTATTTGCGGTATGATGTTGCGACCACCACAGCCTACCGAATGTCCGTTCTTCGTTCCTCTGCCCGGCCATACCGTAGGCTAACAAGCACCCTCTTTATAAAATTAAGCATTGTAAGAACCGGTACAGGTAGCAACCAGTACCGGTTTTCTAATAGGTGCAGTTCCACCACTGGCGCCGCAATCCTCGCTGCGTTCCGGTTGCCGCACCAGTGGTTGGATCCTGCGCATAGTGGTTGGTCGCTTGCAGGGGGTAACAACAGGCAGAGCTAAAACGAAGTGCAAGGGTGCAAGTTCAAAGGTGCAAAACACCACTGCTGACAAACGATAAACATCAGACCTTCTGTCATATATCCGCTTTTCAGGGGGGTGCAATTGCCACAACAGGACAGAGCAGGTCGCCCATTCTTAGCTCTCCTCTTTGGCCGGAAGGCCATTACAAGAGGTTAACTATCTATTTTACTGGCCATTATTAATAAACGCTTTTAATTTCATGGTCATTTTTGAAGGTTTATAAATGTAAACACAGCATATTTATAATAATTCTAAATAATTATTGATTTGTAACTATCAATATTTCAATAGATTAAAATTTTCTTATTTTAACCGATTCTAAATTATAATATCACATAACAATCTATAATACAATGATTTACACACATAAAAAATCTGTCTGATTTGCACAGTTGCAAAAGTGGTGGTATCTTTATTATGCAATTAAACCAATTCACTTATTATTAACATTTTAAATTAAAAACCATGAAGAAAAATCACATGGCAATGACGCCTAATGGCGCCCCGGTTCTGGTAAATGAAACCCAAACCACCACAAACATCAATCAGGTTGAACAGCAACAGGAAGCCAGGGAACAGGCAACGAAACAAAACACCAACCCAAAAGTTGAGCAACCCCCTTTAGAACCAACCGCAACCGATGTTCCACAGCTAGAAGAAACCGAAGCCAAAGAGGTTAAAACCCAGCAAATGAAACCATGGCAGAATGATCCACGAACAGCCGCCCAACTCATTGCCCAGATGCAGCAAAAAATGGATGAACGCCAGAAACTCATTCAACGATTTAACGAACTGGAGACTAAACACAGCAGATTCAGCGAGGCTTTGGAAGTACTGAACCCTGACACTTGCGAGGTGGTTTTATTGGTGAATGGAAACCGGTTCACCAGTACTGACCCGGCAGCAGTCCGTAGGTTTATAACCTTCCAAATTGACAGCTACACAACAGAATTAGGGTCAGTTGCAAATCTCTTGCTGATGTAATTATCAACATGGGCAGCCGGAGCAATCCGGCCGCCCTTTAAATCTGATTTGCATGATGAAAAAATACGACCCGGAACGCCACCGCCAGCGGCTTAGTGATCTAATGGCGCAAAGTAATAAAGTAGCCCAGCTTGTAAAAGAAGGCACTTTCAACACTATAAACGAGGCATTAATAGAATGCATTTATAAAGCAGATGGACACAACGAATTCTATTCATTCAACGAATGGAAGAAAAGGGGTGCCAGAGTAAAAAAAGGTTCTGAGGCCTTTTGTTTATGGGGGCAGCCGATACCCCGAACGGTTAAACGTGAAAACGGGGAAGAGGACGAAAAGGATTTCTTTCCAATGGCATACGTTTTTTCAAACTTACAAGTAGTTACGGAGGATACGAAATGAAAGAGCGAGTTTTAAAAGTCTTGAGTCGATATAGGATAAACAAAACCGGAGCATACGGAACAACCGTAAGTTTTCCAGAAATCAGATTATCTGGAAAATGGCTTAAAATAGCAGGATTCAACCCGGGAACCCATGTACGTATTGAGGTTTCTAAAAATTCATTAACCATAGAAAAAGATGAGCAATCAATTAACTAAACCTGTTACCCAAGAGGGAACCACTGCAAGCATGAAAGAAGTATTTCGTCTTCACGGTCTTCAATGGGAAGATGTTGAATCTTTAGCGTTAGACTCGTGTGTTCCTGCCATGTGCGCCTATGGTTGTAAGGTGGAACCTGACGGCTATTGTGAGCACGGAAACGAAAGCATTGTACTACATTTAGGAATCATCTAAAACACAGTACAATTATTGACTAAGGAATAGTATCGACGTTACGCCATATTTTTAGAACGGCAACAGGAAAGGCCGTCAGAAAGGCGGCCTTTCTTTTCATTATATAGCTGACTATATAAAAGTTGGTATGTTTTTTGGCGTGCGGAAGCGGAGTAAACCAGCCCGTGATTGACAATGAATTATACGCTTAGGGAGTCAATCACGGGCTGGTTTACATAGTTTCTTGACCGTAACCGACAAGTTTTCCAAGACAAAAGATAAATTTATAGAAGTGTGGTCTCGAAAACCTTTTTCGGTTGCGGAATTTTGGTAATGGAAAAGCTTTGAACATCATACCAGTCGATTATAAAATAAAAACGACCTGCAATTTTGGTTATCACCTGGCATTGATGTATATTTGCTGTACTATTCATGGTTTCGGCTGTGAATTGGTAAATTGCACTGACTCCCCTCTTTGGAGGGGAGTTTTTTTGTCCTTTATCCACCCCTACATAGCCAGCATCTTTGCTTCAATGAAACAAGTTGCAGAGATAGGGTTGTATGAGGCCATTGCCCTGATGAGACGTTTAAGCAGCGAGGAAAAACCTTTTGTGCTTGCTCATTTCACCTATGACCGCCACCGACTAACAGCACATGGACTGTCGGTTGTGCAACGGGCCATTTTGCGGCCGGCTGCGTCTACAGCAGAAGTTACAGACGCCAACTTCAAAATCTTCTACACTAATCTCGATGACCGGTCAAACCGCAACTGCTGGCAACCACTCCTGGCGTATGTGAACGGTATGAGGGTAAAAATCAACGGCTATGATCAAAATTCACAACAACACGGGATATAATACCGGAGTAATCGAGTTGGCGGATGTTGCCTACACCTTCAGCATCGAAAGCTCCGATTCCCTTCAGGGAATGCAGGCAGCCTTCTCGGGAAATTGGGAAACTGAACCGCAAACAGGTGGAGGATACCGGATAGTTCCTTTTGGCCCGGACAACAACCTGCCAGCCATGCTCCGGGATATTCTGGATCAGAACAACCTGGCTGAAGGATTGCTAAGCCGCAAACGTGGCCTGGTATGGGGGAACGGCCCCGAACTCTATCAAAAGGTATATGAAGAAGGGCGGCCCACTCGTAAATGGATCTATGATAGTAAAGTAAACGACTGGCTCAAGAGCTGGAACGCCGAAGAATACCTTCGCCGGTGCTTAGTCGACTACTTCCACACCGAAGTTGTCACTTCAAAAATATTCAGGAGCCGGGGTGGAAGAGTTCCAGGATTGAATAATTCAATCACCCATCTGGAGCACGTAAATTGTAATGATGCACGCCTACAGTGGCCGGCTGATGGTAACGGCATCATTGTAGCTGATTGGGAGAACCAGAAGTTTGATAACTTACAATACTACCCGATTCTAGATCGTTTAAACCCGCTTAAATACGCCGTGGCCGGCCATTTCAGCAATATGTACAGTTTCAGTCGGAAGTTTTATGGGGTACCTGCCTACTTTGGCGCCCTGAACTGGATCAGGCGGGCATCAGCGATTCCAAGGATACTGGAAAATCTCACGAACAATTCCCTGTCAATCAAATGGCACATCATTTCCCCGGCATCCTACTGGACGAAACACCGGGAAAGGATAGAAAAACAGTGTGCCGAAAAAGGGACTAAGTTCACTGAAACAATGCTTGAAGACTATAAGGATGAAGTATTTAAAAAACTGGGGGCTGTCCTGGCCGGAGAGAAAAACGTCGGCAAGTATTTTACTTCCGAGAGCTTCTACAGTGAGTTTGGTGTAGGGAAAGAATCACTCGAGAAATGGGAGATCATCCCTATCGATCAAAAAGTTAAGGAATATGTGGATGCACAGGTTGCAGTATCCAATAAAGCTGACTCAGCCACTACCTCCGGGATAGGATTGCATCCTTCTCTCTCCAATATTATGGTAGATGGCAAACTTGCATCTGGAAGCGAGCAGCTGTATGCACTAAAAATATTCCTTGCCACAGAGGTAACTATCCCGGAAAGTATCGTTTTCGATGCCGTCAACCAGGCATTGTCCATCAACTTCCCTGAGAAAAACCTTCAGTTGGGTTTCTACCACGCCATTGTAATGACCGAAGACCAGGTATCTCCCTCAAATCGTTTAAAAAATGCTGTTTAAAACCTCTCAGGAACTAAAGTATCACCTTGGATTTATTGATGCCGGGCTATCTTTTGCCAATATGCGCGCTGACCTGGAACTAGCGTCATCAGCCATGCGCCGCCAGATAGGTGCTGAAATCTATGATGCGGCCTGTCGGTTTTACGATGGCTACAGGGAGTCGTACCAAAATCCTCCTTCGGAGGCAACCGAATGGCAACGAGCCATGAGCGAACTGGTTATCCGCGTTCAGTTGCCAATC